CCACCGAAGTTGCGCTCTCCGACTATCCTGTCTGCGGAATGCCGGTTATAGGCGTCCGTTGCGATTCTTCCCCAATCAGCAGGGCCGTAGTGACCACTCAAGTCCTCCAGCAAGTAGCCATGCCCGTCAGTACCGAGGGCGCAGACCGTGATGCCAATCTCATCTGAGCGGGTGTCCTGATCGCCTGAGCAGCCGGAAGGGTCAACAGCCACCACCACACGGAGGAAGTCGGGGATGTTTTCCTCAAGCCTGCCCAGTTTGCGGTTGTTGGCTATCAATTCATCCGTCCACAAAGCCCCGTCTGTGTCATCAGTGAACCGGCCTAACAGGAAGCGGTTGCGCGCCCTTTCCGGCAGGCTGTCCAACATGCTGAGGTATTCAGGGTCGAGGTTCTCCCGGTTATCGGAAGGGTTAATCAGGTAAAGCCGGTAGTTGTCGGGGTTCTTGTCCGGCTGCCCGCTGTCGGGGTCTTTCTTTTCCACAAACCGGCGATAGGTCCAGTGCTTCTTACTTGGCGGGTTGAAGTCGTAGTAAGCCTTTAGCCTCAAGCCTTCTGTCTTTTGGGCCAGTCGGGTCATTGCTAGGGTGATTGATGCAAAGGGTATCTGGCTGCATTCGTTGAAGTACAAGGTAGCGAATTCAAGCCCTAGTATCTTCTCGGTGCGCTCTTTGTCATCCAGCCCACAAAACCATATCTCTGAACCGTTAGGCAGCTTGAGAAACCAATCAGTCTTGTTCAGGTCGCAGTGCTGCCATACACCAGGGAAGCACAACTCAAAGACCTTTGGCAGCGTGTCGTAGATAACCGATGCTTTGATAGCGTTGAAGCGGTAGCGGAATATGGCGTGTCGGCTCTTGGGTTCCTTCAAGGCTCTCAGGGCTACGGCGCGAACCAATAGGAAAGTTTTTCCGGACCGACTGCCTCCCCCTAATGCACAATGAGTCGATTGGCTAATCAGGCAGTCCATCGCGGAGTCTTGAGCGGCGGTTAGCCTGAACTCAGACACTTGCGTCCTTTCCTGAGATAGTGACTTGAACGGGTCCAGTGAATGCGTGGTCTTGCTGATCCTTCCACCCGAAGTTGTTCTTTAGGTTGAATATCGCGCCTGTTGGGGCAGAAGCATCAAGCCTTTCCTCCAATGACATTTCGACTCTTTGCTTTGCTCTTTTTACTGTCGCAAAGAATTGATCGCGGTTCTCGTAGTTTCGGAGACTTTCTGTAGTCATTTCAAGGGCATACGCAAGCCCTGATATTGTTGGGGGTTTTGGCGGGTCGCTTGAAAGCCTTTCCGCGAAATAGGCGTCAATGATGGCCTGCATTTCCTCGGGGTTGCTGTATCTTGGAGGGCGACCTGCTGGCATCATGCGTACTCTGCGCAGTGTTCTGCACATAATTGCACATGCTTTGGGTTGTGTCTAGCCCAAATAGTCGCCAGTCAGTAGCCAGTCGCTAGTGACTATCCGCGATAACCATCATCAACGGCATAGTCGAGCCACTCCTGCACCCATTGGCTAAACGACATACCCCTGGCCTTCGCCGCTGCCATGTACGCCGCTTTCCGTGCTGCCGTTACCCTGACATGCACAACGGATTCAGCCCGCTCTGAGGCGAGCTTTAGGGGGCGTCCTCCGGGGTGTTTCGCTGAACCGTCAATCTGTTTGTTTAATTGCGCGATATCTTCTGGAGGGCATTGCTCCGCAAGCTCTTTGACCCGGCCTTTAATGATCACTCAGAAGCACCGGCATCATGAGATAAACCCCCATTGCGAACATACTTGGCGGCGTCCTGAAAGTAAGCGAAGGGGCCGCACTGGAATCCGCTATTCAGTTTAACCGTGTAGCCGCAGTCATTATATCCCGCAGCCCTGTGACCGGATATGCACCCGATAATTTCATTGCTGTTGTTTACTACATCTTTCCCTTTAACTTTCATGATCTCTCTCCCTTTCCGGCCAGCGTTGTGCTGCCCTTTGAGATCATTATAGTTATCCGCAACACAATATCAAGGAATTGAGATATGATATTTTGGAATAATGCGCCATAACTGATATTCCAGTGCTAATTAGTGCTAATACCGGCCATTTTAGCCTTTAGCCCGTTCTTTCAAAATCCCGTTCGCCTGCTCGCCGTAATACCGCTTTAAAAACTTAAGGTCATCAATGGAGTATTTTGCTGCCGGGTGGTCAGTCTCAAGCCACTCGACCAGATCCACGCCAATTTTGGCGATAAGCCCTACCCGGTAGCCTGTGAGGTTGCCGCTCAAAAACGTGTTGCACTTGCGGCATTGGAGGTGGCAATTCAGCTCATTAAACCGGAGAGCTGGCTGTGCAGACGTTGGGCGATAATGGCCTGCATCGGTATTCGCCTTTGTGTTGCCGCCACAGGATATGCACGGTTTCCCAGCGTCCCTTGTGCGGATATAGCGATTGAACACCGCCTGCGCTTCCTTGACCCACTGCGAGCGTGGCTTTATTTGCCGTTTAAGCGCCTTTGTCTCTGCCCTGTACGCTTTCTCACGCTTGGCCCTGATATCGGCCACAGCGCACGGCAGCGAGCACACCCGCTGGGTTGTGGTGCGTGGGTCAAAGTCGCTTTTGCAAATGCGGCATTGCTTCTGCTTGGTGGATAGGTCACTCACACAGGCACCAGGCCACGAGTCCAACTGCTGACCGGGTATTTCCTGCCTTTGGGCTTACTGTAACCCATGCTCGCCAGAACTTCGTGCTGATTTGATTGGTTGTGGAATACCCCTACGAGATTGGGCGGGCGCATTTCCAAAGCCAACCTTGTCAGCACCGGAGCGGCGAACTGTGAGCGATAGGTGCCATCTGGATTTTTGAATACGGCAATAGGGCTTTCGGGTTCGGCTACCGCTATCCTCGCCATTATTTCGGTTATGGATTGTGATCTCATGGCGCTTTCCCCGTTACTGCCGCAAAACCTTCCTCTACCGCAGATTTTACAGCGGCATAGCCGTCGCCGAACTTGAAATAATCCTCAATCCGCTTGGTTAGTTCAGCATGGACAACTCTACTGACCTGCCCCTGCCAATCGTAACTTGCAAGCGCCTTGTCGATTTCCACCGATAGCGCCTCGCCTAGCTCGCTTTCAGACGCGCCCATGTGGGCGATTATCGAATGCTTCAGGCTTTCAACCTCTAACCGGATTCGTGGTATTGCTTCGTATTTCATGCGTTTTGCTCCCTTTCCATTTCAGAATACTCCGAGTCTCTCGGCTTGATTAAAATAATACCCCTGTCACCTGCCCATGCTTCGTGCTGAACCATTGCGTGGTATCGCTCGCCCCGTGTCGCAGCCCTCATTCCGTCGTGGTCTGCCTTGGCCCAACTTAGCCGCGTGCCGGTTGAGTCTGAGCCTAGCCAGCGCATCGTAAATAGCTCGTGAGCATCATTCGCATTGAATGGGCGGCTACCCCATGCGGTTCCGTCCTCTCGCAAGCAGAGCGGCATTGTGGCCCCTTGCTGAGCCATCCATTCACCCGTTGTCGCCATCCACGCTCGCCATAGCTTCGCCATGCCCCACTTGCCGGTTGCCGGGTCACTCGTGGTAACCAACAGCAAAGGCGTGCTCTGTAGCTCATCCTGTAACGCATTGATCAGCGATTGCAGGTTGTGCGGGGATAGGGTGAAGTCCTTCATTTTTGTTTCATTCTCTCCGCTCGTATAGTCAGGTGTGTTTTCACCATCGGCCTCAGATGCTCCGGTACTGCCTCAACCGCTGCCCTGCGCTCTGCTAGGGATTTCATGGCGGCGATCTGCTTGGCGTACTGCCTTGGCCATAGCTCCTCGGTTGCCATCACCCCTCCTCATCGTTTGGTGCCTGCGCTGCCGATTCCGCTAGCTCGAGAAGTGATTCCAGGGCGCGGGCTATGCGGTCGAGTACGTCCCAAAAATAACATGCCTGCTCTTCGTTCATGGTGTGGCCTCTCCTCCAAACATTGCCAATTGCGCCGTGGCGCTCTCAAATCGCTGTACAGCCGCTTTGTAATAGTCCTCGTCCAACTCACAACCCACAAACTCAAAACCGCCGTAATGCGCTGCAATGGCGCTAGAGCCGCTGCCAAGGTGGGTGTCCAGTATTCTGTCGCCGGGCTTGGCGTAGTTGGTCAGGAGCCATTCGTAAAGCGCGATAGGCTTTTGGTTTGGGTGAATGCGTGGCGACTTTTCACCGCCCCTTAGAAATCCTTGCCACTCTGACCAAAAATATTTTACGCGCTTGTCGATTGACTGAAACGCTATCTCACAATCGGAAAGCGGGTTGTCTGTTTTCTTGTGCCAAACAATAGCGCCTGTATGCTCAAAATATTGCGGGTAGTAATTCGCGCCCCAAACAATCTGATGGTTTGAGACTCTTTTTAATTCCGCAAAATATTCATCTTCTGGCACCTTGTCGTGGTTGGCGTAATGCTTCAAATCATTGTGTTTATAATTGCGCTTCCTGCTCCCAAAGCGTCCGTCTGATGCACCCACGGCATACGGCGGGTCAACAATCGCCAACTCGAAAGCCTTATCCGGCAGCGTGGCCATGTACTCCATGCAGTCAATGTGCAAAAGGGTTATTTTGCTCACAGCCACGGCCTGACTTCGGTCTGTGCTTTGCGGCGCAG